ACGACAATGGTCAAATGACATTTAGTCTAATCACTTTTCACGAAGAAGAAGTTGGAGTTTTGTATGAACAAGACGAAACATTTTATAAAGGACCAAAACAGAATAAATTACCAAACATTAAAAGAATAGAAAATGGCAATTAAGAAAAACGATTTTAAGTCTATTAAAGACAAATTCTCAACCTCAGCAAAATATAAACCACAAAGGTTTTTTGACTTAGGTCCTGATTTCTTGGATGCGGTTGGTCTACCAGGTCCTGCGATTGGACACTTGAATATGTTACTTGGTCACTCAGATACAGGTAAGACTACTGCACTTGTAAAGACTGCGGTTGATGCTCAAAAGAAAGGTATCCTTCCTGTGTTTATTATCACAGAACAAAAATGGTCATTTGAACACGCCAAATTGATGGGGTTTGATTGCGAGGAAGTAGTTGATGAAGAAACGGGTGAGTTAGATTGGGATGGTTTTTACATCTTCAACAATAACTTCAACTACATCGAACAAATCACCGACTACATCAACAACTTGTTAGACGAACAAGAGAAAGGTAACCTTGACTACAGTTTGTTATTCTTATGGGACTCAGTTGGTTCTGTACCATGTAAGATGACATTCGAAGGTAAAGGTGGTAAACAACACAATGCAAGTACTTTAGCCGACAAGATTGGTATGGGCATTAACCAAAGAATTTCAGGGTCTCGTAAAGCAGATTCTAAATACGAAAACACATTGGTTATTGTTAACCAACCGTGGGTTGAATTACCTGACAATCCATTTGGACAACCAAAGATTAAAGCTAAAGGTGGTGAGGCCATTTGGTTAAACTCATCATTAGTATTCTTATTCGGAAACCAAAAAGGTGCGGGTACAACTAAAATTACCGCAACAAAAGATAAGAGAACTATTAAGTTTGCATCAAGAACAAAAGTTTCTGTAATGAAAAACCACATCAATGGATTGGGTTATGACGACGGAAAGATTATTGTTACTCCACACGGATTCATTGGAGGTAAAGAAGCTAGTGAAGAAAAAACTTCTTTAGAAAAATATAAAAAAGAATACGCAGACTATTGGAAAGATATCATTGGAACCGACGGTGACTTTGATTTGAAAGAAGAAAAAGAGGATTAGTATATATTGTTTCACAATTTAAATCACAACAGTGATTAAGACATTATTAGTAGACGGAGACAATCTGTTTAAAATAGGATTTCACGGAGTAAGAGAGATGTATGATGGCGGTGACCACTTAGGTGGAATCTATCACTTCATCAACATCTTAAGAAAGTTCTTGGAAGAGCACAACTTGGATAAGGTTGTTGTCTTTTGGGACGGAGACTCGAACTCATCTATCAGGAAATCGATATACCCACAATACAAGGCGAATAGAAGACAGGATATGAACGAGTACAAGTACGAGTCATACCTTCAACAAAAATCTCGAGTTAAACAATACCTCGAGGAGATATTCGTACGCCAAGTTGAAATGATAAACAACGAGGCTGATGACTTGATAGCTTACTACTGTAAAGTATCGAATGAGGAGGATATCATTATCTTCTCTGCAGATAAAGACTTAACACAACTCATATCAGAAAGAGTTACCATATATTCTCCAATCTCAAAACAATATTTTAAGAACGGAGATATGATAACCATCAATAAGGTTGACATACCACATTATAATGTTTTAGTTACCAAAATTTTCACAGGAGACAAGTCTGATAATATCGATGGTATTGAAGGGTTAGGGGAAAAAACTTTATTAAAGTTCTTTCCTGAATTACATAAAAAACCCTGTACTATGGAAGAATTACTTTATATTGCACGAAATAACGAGCAAAAGAAAAAACCAAAAGCCCTTGAAAATATTTTGACTGGTAAGACAAAAAGCGGTATACTTGGTGAAGACTTCTACAACACAAATAAGAAGATTGTAGACCTTGAGAACCCACTTATTACCGATGAAGGTAAAGAACTTGTAACACAGATACATACCGATACAATTGACCCTACAGATAGAGGATACAAAAACTTAATGAGACTGATGATGGAGGATGGACTCTTTAAGTACCTCCCCAAGAACGACGAGGCTTGGGTAAATTTCCTCAAACCATTTATGAAATTAACACGAAAAGAAAAACGTAACACAAACAAAAATTAAAACATGAGAGAGCAAGACAGCACGAAAATGGAATTCCTTTTAACATTGAATGACAACATTGTAGTTCAAAGATTTTTCAACGTTAGAGGGTATATCCCGAAAGCAAAAAACTCGGTGGAGTTGTATGAATTCATCCTGAGTTTGAAAAATGAATTACAATATGCTTTGAAAATGAAGACTGTAATTTACATGATGGACAACAGAGACGCAATTGCGCATGACCCATCAATTATGGAGACATCTTACACTGAGGGTCCTGAAATTTTTAACATTTATGTTAAAGTTGGAGAACAGACAATTTGTCATAGAGTTTTTGACGGAAAATTTTATCCGCCAAAAGTTCGTTATACAGTAGACGTAAGACCATTTTTAAAAGAGGTCCTTCGCGAGTTAACTGACATTTTTTCAAACAACAAATTAACTTACGAATATTTGGAATTTGACCTTAGCAAGTAACTATTTAATTAATACGAGGGATAATTTTAAAACAATATATGAACAAAAATTTCGATTATTTAGGTAATACATTTCAGATACAACTACTGAATCAGATAGTTGTAGACAAAGACTTTTCATCGTCTATTATGGACGTGATTGAGTCATCGTACTTTGACAACAAGTACTTTAAAATCATCTTGCAGATGATAAAAGAATACTATGTAAAGTATGAATCAACTCCTAATTTCGAAACTCTTGACCAAATTGTTAAATCAGAAATTACACAGGAAATTGTTGCAAAAGTGGTCTTAGATACCTTGAAACAGGTAAAAGACGCACCTTTTGAAGGAACTGTATTTGTTCAGGAAAAAGCTTTAAAGTTCTGTAAACAACAAGAACTTCAAAAGGCTATGGACAAGGCTCAGAAGATTATTACTGAGGGTGATTTTGAGTCTTATGATAAAGTTGAGGGATTAGTGAGAAACGCGTTACAAGTTGGTGAAATTGACAAAGGACAAACGGATATTTTTGATAACTTGGATACCGTATTAGAAGAAGATTATAGACATCCAATTCCAATGGGGATTGCGGGAATTGACAGACTACTTAAGGGTGGTTTGGCTAAGGGAGAGATTGGTGTTATTTTAGCTCCAACAGGAGTTGGTAAGACAACAATTTTAACCAAGATTGCAAATACTGCATTTAACTTAGGATACAATGTCCTTCAAGTATTTTTTGAGGATAACCCTAAGATTATTCAGAGAAAACACTTCACACTTTGGACAGGAATTGAACCAGACAATTTGGTAAAAAATAGAGATGAGGTAATGTCAAAGGTTACTGAGATTCAAGAGACTATGAAAAACAAATTGGTTCTTAAAAAGTTGGCATCTGATACTATGACTATGAATCAAATCAAAGGTCAAGTAAGAAAAATGATTGCAGACGGAAACAAAATTGATTTAATCATGTTAGATTATATCGATTGTATATTACCTGAATCAACAAGTAAGGATGAGTGGAAAGCGGAAGGTTCTGTAATGAGAGGATTTGAAGCAATGTGCCATGAGCTAGACTTAGTTGGATGGACAGCCACACAGGGTAATAGGTCTTCAATTTCAGCTGAAGTAGTAACGACTGACCAAATGGGTGGGTCAATTAAAAAGGCTCAGGTTGGTCACGTAATCATCTCTGTAGCTAAGACACTCCAACAAAAAGAAATGAACCTCGCAACTATTGCAATAACAAAATCTCGTCTAGGTAAAGACGGAGTAGTTTTTGAGAATTGTAAATTTAACAATGAGTTACTTGAAATCGATACTGAAAGTTCAGTTACCTTCTTAGGTTTTGAAGAACAACAAGAAGAAAGAAAAAGAGATAGAGTAAAAGAGTTAATGGAGAAAAGAAAACAAAAAGAAGAACAACAGAAACAACAATCTTAATACAAAAAAATACAATTAATTATGGAGAAAATTTTAGTAGAGAACCCTAACAGGTTCGTAATATTTCCAATTCAACACGATGATATTTGGGAGTTCTATAAGAACCACCAAGCCGCATTATGGACAGCGGAAGAAGTTGATTTAACAAACGATATCAGAGATTGGAATAATCTTACTGAAAACGAACAATATTTCGTTAAAAATATATTATCATTCTTTGCGGCATCGGATGGTATTGTTAACGAAAATCTTGCCGAAAACTTCTATAGAGAAGTACAATACCCTGAAGCTAAGTTCTTCTACGGGTTCCAATTGATGATGGAGAATATACACAGTTTAATGTATTCTTTATTAATCGATACGTATATCTCAAATGAAGAAGAGAAACAATTATGTTTCACCGCCTTAGACAACCTACCTGCAGTACAAAAGAAAGCAAAATGGGCTCTTGATTGGATTGACAACGCATCTTTCCAAGAAAGACTTGTAGCTTTTGCTGCGGTTGAAGGAATATTCTTCTCAGGGTCATTTTGTTCAATCTTTTGGTTGAAATCAAGAGGAATCATGCAAGGACTATGTAATGCTAATACTTTAATTTTTAAAGACGAAAACTTACATTGTGACTTCGCAATCCATTTGGTAAATAATCACTTAGAAAACAAACCAACTGAAAAAAGAATTAGAGAAATCTTATTATCTGCACTTGAAATTGAAAAAGAATTTATCACAGAATCTTTACCTGTTTCGTTAATCGGTATGAATTCAAACTTGATGAAACAATATCTTGAATTCGTAACTGATGGGTTATTAGTTAAATTTGGTTGTAAAAAAGAATTTAACGTTGAACAACCATTTAAGTTTATGGAACAAATCGCAGTTGAAACAAAGGGAAACTTCTTTGAATCAAGAACGATGGAATACCAAAAAGCAAAACTAAACGAAACATTATCATTTGATTCTGATTTCTAATTTATTATTTTTAAATCTATGATGTCACTAAAAATTAAAAAAAGAGACGGGGAAGACGCGTCTTTTAATCCACAAAAAATATATAACAGAATTAAAAGAGCTGCTAAAGGTTTGAATGTAAATTCAGATGAAATCTTTATTAAAGTTATTACGTCTGTTCCAACGGAAGGTATTATTACAACTAAAGAATTAGATAAGCTTGTATATGAAATCGCTGCCGCTTATACAGGCAGTCACCACGATTATTCAAGACTTGCATCTTCAGTTGCGATTTCTTCTTATCACAAAGAAACTGACCCAAGTTTCTCAAATACAATGCATACGTTACACGTTGATGGTATTGTACATGACGAACTAATGTCAATTATTGAAAAATACGGCCCAAGTAAAATTGATGAGGTAATTAATCATGAAAATGATTATAACTTTGATTATTTCGCGTGGAGGTCATTACAAGAAATGTACTTGTTAAAGACACCTGAAGGTAAAGTTGTTGAAAGACCTCAACACATGTACATGAGAGTTGCTCTATGGGTGACTAACACGTATGAAGAGGCTGTAGAATACTACAACTCATTATCAAACCAACGTATATCAAAGGCAACACCTATCATGATTAATGCAGGTACAAGAGTACCTCAATTAGCGTCTTGTGTGTTACATTACAACAACTCTGACTCGAGAGAAGGATTGTTGAAAACCTTGAATGACATCTCAACTTATTCTTCAGATGCTGCGGGAATTGGACTATCAATGTCTAACATTCGTAGTAAAGAAAGTAGAATTAAATCATCAGGAGGATTTGCGGGTGGATTGTTGAAGTACTTAAAAATAGTTAACGAGTCATTAAGATTTTTTAACCAACAAGGAAGAAGACCTGGTAGTGCAGCTATCTATTTAGAACCATGGCACAGAGATATCATGGACTTGTTAGAAATTAAAAAGAACACAGGTGCTGAGGAATTAAGAGCGAGAGATTTATTCACCGCGTTATGGATTCCCGATAATTTCATGAGAGCGGTTAAGAACAATGAAGATTGGTACTTATTCTGTCCTAATGAAATTATTAAATCGGGTATCAAACCATTACAAGAATGTTATGGTGATGAATACGAAGAAAACTATCAAAAGGCTGTTAATTTAGGTATCGGTAGAAAAGTTAAGGCCCAAGACATTTGGTCTAAAATTATCGAGTCTCAAGTTGAGACAGGAGTTCCTTACTTATGTGCTAAAGATAGTGCGAATAAGAAAACTAACCACCAAAACATAGGTGTGATTAAACAATCAAATTTATGTAACGAGATTTACCAATATACTGATGAAGAGACAACTGCAATCTGTACGTTATCTTCTATTGTATTGAAGAACTTTATTGTTGATGGTAAATTTGACTATAAGTTATTGATTGAAGAAGTTAGAAGAGCGGTGAAAGCATTGAACAACGTAATTGACAAGAACAACTACTCAACTGAAAAAGGTTTAAAAGGAGGTCTTGAACAAAGAGCTATCGCGATTGGAACTCAAGGATTAGCTGACGTATTCTATCTAATGGATTATATCTTCACATCAGAAGAAGCTAAGACTTTAAATAAAAATATATTCGAAGCTATCTACTTTGCAGCGATTACCGAAAGTAATGATTTATGTAAGAAAGGTATTAGAGAACCGTATAAATTCTTCAAAGGGTCACCAATGTCAAAAGGTATTTTCCAATTTGATATGTGGGGATTAGATGAGTCTGATTTGTTTTTAGACTGGTCAACTTTAAAAGAAAATGTTAAAGAATACGGAGTGTGTAATTCTTTATTTACAGCTCAGATGCCAGTTGCATCTTCAGCTAAAATTACAGGGTCATTTGAAATGACTGAACCAGCTCACTCTGCGTTATTTAACAGAAGAGTTGTTGGTGGTGAAATCATGATTGTTAACAAGTACTTAATTAACGACTTCGAGAAAATTGGGGTATGGTGTGAAGACTTGAAAAACGAAATCATCATGAATGAGGGTTCTATTCAAAACATTAACTTTAACCAATACCTTGACCCTGAGGACAAAAACTATAACAAGAAAGTTAAAAGAATTGAACATCTAATTCCAAAGTACAAAACTATTTGGGAGATTTCTCAAAGAGAATTAATTGACATGGCGGCTGATAGAGCACCATTCATTGACCAATCACAATCAATGAATATCTATATGGCAAATCCAACACTGTCAAAGATTACATCTTCTCACTTCCACTCATGGGAGAAAGGTTTGAAAACTTTGTGTTATTATGTTAGAACTAAAGCGATTTCAACAGGAGCTAAACATTTGGCTGTTGATGTATCAAAAATACAAAAACCTAAAACAAATGTTGAGGTTCCTAAAGTAGACTATAGTGATATGAATTTACCACCAAAACCTGAAGGAATCGAAATTGAATGTTTCGGTTGTTCATCTTAAAGTAATTAAATAATCCCGACCACCATCGGGATTATTTATTTTAATCTATTTATAAGGAAAAATCAGGACATTATATTTATAGTTATGGCTCAAGGTACAACATATGGTCTTAATTTCCCTTTTAGAGATTCTAGTAGGGGAGATTATTTGCAACTTACTCAGTTTGAAGCACAAGAAATTAAAGCGGATTTAATTCATCTTTTGTTAACAAGAAAAGGTTCAAGATATTTTTTACCTACTTTTGGAACAAGATTATATGAATTTGTATTTGAACCGTTTGATGGACTTACATTCGACGCAATTGAATCTGACATAAGAGATGCTGTGGCAAACTTTATGCCAAATCTATTGTTAAACAATATAACAATCACCCCTGCAGACCCACAAGAGGAAGTTGATATTGCAACAGGTCAAAGCACATTAGGAACAACTGAATCTCCAATATATAGATTTCCAGGAAAAGGAACTTCGGATTACACGGCAAAAGTTAAAATAGACTACTCAACAGATAAAAACACTTATTCGCAGAGTGATTTTGTTATTATCAATATTTAATATAAATGGCAAATCGTAAAATATCATATACAACCAGAGACTATCAAGGAATAAGAACTGAGTTATTAAATTATGTAAGAACATATTATCCTGAATTAATTCAGGATTTTAATGACGCTTCTGTATTTTCAGTATTCTTAGATTTGAATGCTGCGGTCGCAGATAACCTACATTATCATATTGATAGAAGTATTCAAGAAACAGTTCTTCAATACGCACAACAAAGGTCTTCAATTTATAACATTGCAAGAACCTATGGTTTAAAATTGCCAGGTCAAAGACCTTCAGTATCTTTAGTTGATTTTTCAATTACAGTACCTGCGTTTGGAGACAAAGAAGATGAAAGATACTTAGGAACACTTACAAGAGGTTCTCAAGTGACAGGAGCGGGAATAGTTTTTGAAAATATATATGACATTGATTTTACATCACCATATAACGCCCAAGGATTCCCGAATAGATTAAAGATACCTAACTTTAACGCAAATAACGTTTTAATTAACTATACCATTACAAAAAGAGAACTTGTTGTTAATGGTATTACTAAAGTATTCAAAAGAGTTATTGGGCCAAATGATGTTAGACCATTTTTTGAATTATTCTTACCTGAAAAGAACGTATTAGGTATTACTAGTGTTTTATTAAAAAGTGGAACAGAGTATACAAACTTACCAACAGCTGCAGAATTCTTAGGAGCTTCTAATAAATGGTATCAAGTTGACGCATTAGCCGAAGATAGAGTGTTTATTGAAGACCCTACAAAAGTATCAGACCAGCCAGGTATTAAAGTTGGAAAATATATCCAAACTCAAAATAGATTTATTAGCGAGTACACTTCTGAAGGATTTAAAAAGATGACATTTGGTGGTGGAACTAACACCGCTCAAGATGCATTAAATCAATTTACAACATTAGGTACAACATTAGACTTACAAAGATATTCTAATAACTTTTCATTAGGTTCTGCATTAATCCCTAATTCAACATTATTTATTCAATATAGAGTCGGTGGTGGATTAGCAACAAACTTAGGTACAAATGTTATTACTCAAATAGGAACCGTTTCATTTTATGTTAATGGTCCTTCAGAGTCAACTAACTCTTCAGTAGTTAACTCATTAAGATGTACTAACGTGACTGCGGCTATCGGTGGAGCAGGTATTCCTTCGTTAGAAGAAATTAGAAACTACGTTTCATTTAACTTTGCCGCACAAAAAAGAGCGGTTACAGTACAAGATTATGAGGCGATTATTAGAAATATGCCATCAGAGTTTGGAGCTCCTGCCAAAGTTTCAATTACGGAAAACAATAACAAAATTTTAATTCAGTTATTATCTTACGATACATCAGGTAAATTAACAAGTATAGTATCTGATACATTAAGACAGAACGTTGCAACATATCTTTCTAATTATAGAATGATGAATGATTATATTTCAATATTAACTGCTGAGGTTATTGACCTTAGTGTTGATGTTCAAATTGTATTAGACTCTGCACAAAATTCAGGACAGATTATTTCTGATGTTGTTGATAAGATATCTACATATTTTAATCCACAAGTAAGACAACTTGGTCAAAACGTTTATCTATCTGAGATTAGAAGTATTGTTCAAAATCAAAATGGTGTTTTAACTGTTGCGGGTCTTAACGTTTATAATAATGTTGGGGGGCAATACTCTTCGGCTGAAACGTCAATGCAATATTCAAATCCCGAAACAAAAGAAATTGTACCTGTTGATGATACAATTTTTGCTCAACCATCACAAGTTTATCAAATTCGTTATCCAAATAAAGACATCAGAATTTCGGTTAAAAACTTCCAATCGGTTACCTTCTCTTAATAGGTTTATTCTCAAATCGTTTAGTTTATAATTTAAAAAGAGTGTGTTTATACTTTAAAAATAACACATAAACTATTTATAAATTAAAGGTATTACATGGCTGAATCATATCGTATTAAAACCGAACTTGGTGTTAATAAAAATATTAATGTTCAAATAGACCAAGAATTTGAGTTTTTAGAAATTTTATCGTTGAAAATACAACAGTCCAACATTTATACAAGAAGTTGTTCGGAATATGGTGTATTAGTAGGTAGGGTTACTGCAAACAATGGATTTGGTATACCTAATGCGAGAGTATCTGTTTTTGTCCCAATAAAAACTGTAGACGAATCTAACCCACTTATTTCAAGTATATATCCTTACAAATCACCAACAGATAAAAATGATGATGGTTATAGATATAATCTATTGCCTTACGAAAAATCTTATTCAAAGCACGCGGCAACAGGAACCCTTCCAACAAGATTGGATGTTCTAACAGGATTAACTGCCGTTGAAATTTATGACACTTATTATAAGTTCACAGCCAAAACTAACGAGAGTGGTGATTACATGATAATGGGAGCTCCATTAGGAGAACAAACTATTGTTATGGATGTTGACCTGTCAGACATAGGGGACTTCTCTCTAACACCTCAGGATTTGATTAGAATGGGTCTTGCAACTGAAGCTCAAGTTGCTGGTAGTAAATTTAGGTCATCGACTGATTTAAGTTCACTACCTCAAATTATTAGTTTAACTAAAAACGCCGAAATTTCTCCATTATGGGGTGACCCAACAATTTGCCAAATTGCAGTTAGTAGATTAGATTTTGACTTAAGGGATGACGCTAATGTTGATATTCAACCAACATCAGTGTTTATGGGTTCAATGTTCTCAACACCAGATAGTTACAGATTACGCGCAAATGGTAGACCAAGGGATGATATGGGTAACTTATGTGGGTTAACAACAGCTCCTGGCCAAATCTTGGCGTTAAGACAAACAATACAACAAGATAGTGAAGGTAATCCTGTTTTAGAACAATATGATTTAGAACAATCAGGTAATGTTATTGATGGTTCAGGAACATGGTTAATAGAACTTCCAATGAATTTGGATTATTTTATAACTAATGAATTTGGAGAAAAAGTTTTGTCTAATGACCCAACAATAGGTATTCCAACAAAGGCAAAATATCGTTTTAAAGTTAAGTGGACGCAACCAAACGATTTAACTTTACAAACAAGAAGGCCTTATTATTTAGTTCCAAATGTTAAAGAATACGGATGGTCAACGCCAACTGCAGACCCAACAACATTTGGTACTCCGACAACTTTAAATGGTAAAAGACAACAAAGTTCTTATTATTTTGGACTTGCGTGGAGCGGATATACCAATGGATTTAGTGGACAACAAAAAATAGATAGGCTTAATGAAGTAATAGATTGTGAAGATACATTTTATGAATTTCAATATAATAGAGTTTATACTGTATCGTCATTAATTGACCAATTTAAAAAAGGGGGAGGTTTTCTTGGGCCATCTCCTGGTAAATTTATTGGTATTAAAGAAATTGATAACCAAGACTGTGAAGATAGTGTAAATAAATTTCCAGTTAATGACGGATTTAAAAATTTTGATTTTTTATTTTTTCTATTTTCAATAATTTTTACGGTAATACAACCAATTGCATTAATTTTATTAACACTTGGACATATTTTATTATTCTTGTATAACTTAGTTCTTGATTTTTTATGTTGGCTTTCGGGTATTGGTTTTAGTATTATTGCGATAACTTGGTACCCATTTAAGAAATGGAGAAAATATTGTAATAGAAAAGATTATACAATAAGATTACCAATGATAACTTATCCTGATTGTCAGGCCTGTGAGTGTACTCAAGATTTAAAAACAACAGGTATTGCTAATAATACTGCTTCTGGAGGGGTTTTAAGTTTTTTATCATCACCTGATTCTTATTATGATGGTTTAGTATCAACTTATTTTTCAGGGTTAACTGAAGATGGGTCAGTATATGCAACAATGGTATCTGAGTCATTCGCGGGTTTATCGTTATCATCCGCTAATATGAATCCAGGAAGATATAAATTACCACTTTCTCAAACATTAAACACTAGTGATGGAGTTTCTAGATTTGTTAATTCATATAGTTTACCTATTGGAGAAAGGATTAATATTTTTAATCAAAGAGATAGTTATTTTTCAAACATTAATAAAATTAAAGTAACAATCGCGAAAGATTCTAATTTAGGTAAATTTCATTATGACAATACAATAACAGTTTTATGTCAAGAACAATTTCAAGCTGGAGACCTTTTGACTTTTGTTAACATAACAGGGACTACTGACACTAATTATCTTTATACTGGATTGACAACAGGTGATACGGCGACATTGGTTACAGGAATTAGTGGACAAACTTATAATGGTAGTGGAGCAACATATATTGATGTGTCATATGCTACAACTCAAACATCAAATATTTTAACACCTGTAAGATATAATTTACCATATGGTTCTTCAGAAACAAATTATAGATTCCCTGCGGATTTTGAATATTATCAAGTCATTACCGCAATAACTGTTTCAGACGCGGCTAAAATATGGAACACAGGTACAACCCAATCTTTTGGGAATGTTTTAAATACTCCTTCTATCTCAAATATCTGGAGGGCGTGGATTGGGGGATACATTTTTGGTATAAGTAATACTTTAAACGCTTATGAATTTTTCCAAGGGGCTAACGAACAATATATTGTAGTTTTACAAAGAGGGGTTGACCCATATTCTCCAAAATATGTTAATGAATATTGTTTGGGTAATTTATTTGGAACAACTGAGTTTGATTCAAATTGGACAATAACCGCATCAACAAGAGTTAATATACCTATACAAAAAGTAGACACATCTAGCATGACTGTACAACCGTATAATCAAACTAATATGTACTATCAATCTTATTTCTTTAAACCTGGTACTACAACATCACCAATAGCAGGACAATCATTTACGGGATTTACAACAACAAATACCGCCTATTATGGTTCATTAGACGCAACAACAAGTCCTTTACCTGTTAAGTCAACAATTAATGGTAACAAAGTACTTTCGTTATCTTCAAATGGTTTTTATTATGTCAACGCATCTAGTGCCAAATACGATAACAGTGAAGACTTATCTGGGTCTGCAGTAATGGCGTGTAATTCAGGTATAAGTAATTTTGTGGTTAACACAGCTAGCTTTGGTTATTATTATACAACAAAAACATTCTTTAGTACTAATCCTACAATGTTAATTAATAATGACACATTAAATGTTTTACGAACTGATAGATTACCATCTTCGGATGGATTGGATGGCTCTTCATTTACAAATAATCCATCTTTATTACAGCAAAATAATAATTTTTATGTTTATTTGGTTAATACTGAGTCTGATGATATTACCTCAACCGCTTTCTCAACAGGTGCTCAAACAGTTACTCCTGATTTAGAAGGATTAGCAAACTCAATTAAAGTATTGGAAAGTTTTAATTGCGAATCTATGGTCGGATTAGATTGTTACCAAGGATTTGGAGATAACTTTACTATAAACCAACAATGTACAACTGCGGATGCGGTTGAAGGTGGTTGTTATATGTTCATGAGAAGACCTTTAACGGACTTAGTGAAAGACCTTGGAAACTTTGGAGAATGGGGTTTTAGGTTTAGATTTTTCTATGGATTGTGTAGAGGAGTTCTATCTCAATCATTTATGAATAATTGGATTAATGGTTCGTTATATGCATTTCCATTACAAGTTAACACATATTACGACAGTAAAAATAAACCCGAATATCCTAGATTTGCCAACGACGTTGCATATTTTAATATGGATAGTAATAATTTCTATTATAGAAGTAGTCCTTGGAATGATATTTCAAATAAATTTATAGGTAAAAAAACAAATAACCCTGGAGGTGTTAATATATTAAATTTATTATATCCAACAACAATAATTAACTTGGGTATGAAAGATTATTTTTATTCTGAAATAACTTTTGACCCAGCAACTAAAGGATATATAATACCTAATATAGACTCAACTAGTTATGGAGATACTTCAGATTTAATTAATTTATTTGTTATTTCTAGAATTACAGATGAAAGTTTTTTGGCTCAAATAATTCCTTTAGGTAATAACTCAATTAACCAATTATTTTCAAGACCCCAACTAAGAATTGACGGTGATTTAGCACAATTAATGTCAATAAATTCTGAAATAGGTAATGTTAATTTTTCACCTGAATATTATGAAATAAGACCTGGAGCAATTAATGCGACAAACATCTTAGGTACAAGTAGTGACCCAATTATGGCTGTTTGGTATTCATCAACAACTCAAGACCTTCAAACTAAAGATTATTTAACTCCTGGTAGAATTGATTTTAGAGGGACTAATAATAATGGGTATTTTCCATTTGCTTATGGTGTCAAATCACAATTAACACCATTTTATCAATGGAAAATGGCGTCTGGCAGTAGTACTATTTTTGGAAATCAAAATAATAATTGGGCGACAGATACCGCTGACATTATTCAAAATAACTATCAATCTTTAGATAGGGCTGCCACAAATACAAAATATTATTTAAATGGAACATCAGTTGCAAATGACTTAACCGCAAGAGGATACATATATAGTGTAGATGGAAACGTAACAAGTTATCCAACAGTAGGAGGACGATACACTTCAACACCACAAACTTCAAGTAAATTTTTAGTCGGAGCTCCGTTCCAATTTTATTTTGGAGTGGTTAAAGGGGAATCGGCATTAGACAGATTTAAAACAAAATATTCAATAGATGAGTAAGTATACAATAGTTCCAAGTAACTTAAGATATAAAGGAGCACCATCGGTTAATGAAGAAATTTCATTAACACTTGAAGAACAAAGTCAACAAATCACTGAATATGATAGGAGTTCGACAATTAGTTTGGCTCAAGTATATGATGATGAACGACAAGGATGCACAATATTTAGACCAACGTTTAAAGTCTCGTATCTATATGCCAATACTTATACAGGAACTACAGGGTACTTACCTTTCCAATATAATCTTTATTATACAAGTCCTGAGAATTCAAAATCAAGTGCTCAAAATGGTGGTACTAGTAAATGGCCAGGTTATCCGCAATATTATGAATTTGATTTTTTTAGACCAGATATTTCAGACCAACATTTTGTATATAAAGCCAAAAGCGCTTATACCTATAATTGGATGTACTATTTAACATATTCATATGAAAACAATTATAATAAAGAATTAACTTATTATTCAAATAATACAAATGCAGTAAATTGGTTGGCAAAAGATGGAATACCTTTTTCAATATTAAATTCTACATCAAATGGTAATGGACTTATCGCGTTTAATTGTATTGCACCTCATGGATTAACTGAAGGAGAATATGTTGAATTATCTTTAACGTATAGAAACTCAAATATATTTCAAGTATACTCTATAGGTAATGGTTTATTTGATAGCGGTGTTTATGTCTTTAATGTTTTAAATATTGGATATACGGGAACAACATTTAGTAATGGTACAACAGGTACATTTAAAAGAGTTATTAATCCTGATAACTTAACAGAAACTAAGTCAAAATATTATGTAAAACAAAACAAAGTTTTAACAAATCTAACTGACCTTGAAATGGTTAAAGCTGGATTTGAAAAAAATGTTTTTAATGAAGAAAAGAAATTAGAATATAGTTCAATAACTCCAAACAACATTACTAGAATTTCTCAAAAAACTAGTAGTAATACTTATAATGTGACATCAAAATATGATTTGGATTTTGCTGGATTAAAAGACAATCAACAAAGACCTATAACTGAAATTTATTTAACAATAGTTAATAAAGGTTACTCAGGTTATTTTAATAATCCACAAAATGGAGTTGGTTTAAAACAAGGATGGGAATTTAATTTATCAAAGAGAACAAATCCGTGGTGGAATTTGACCAATGAAAAATCAAACACAAACATACCAGTCTCGGCATACACATTTACAAACGGAGAAACCAAAACATTCTACTATAACTTAGATTTACAAAAAGGAGATATAATGGATGGTGATTTCTGTGAATGGAATGATTATGAACAAATAGAAAGAGTAGTATCTCCATACTATCATAAATTAAAGTTTAATCAAACTGTGTTTCAAACAACAACAGTTGCAACAACAAACGCGCCAGGGTATTATTACCAACCTCATAATAAGATGACAATTAGGGTATTCTCTGATTATATTGAAACAGGTGGAGTCGCTTTTGTAGACCAAGTACCTGAATGGTCATTTTACTCTATGACGGACCAACAGTTTAGATGGAGAGATTTGTATACTTATGGATATAGAGATAATCTTGGTAGAGGTGTAGATTATCCATATTTGAATACAGCCCAATACCCTTACTCAGATATAAACTTTAGATTAATACCTGAAGGTATAAACTATAATGATAATCTAACAGGATATGATTTTTCATTCAAACCATTAATAGATAATTGTGAATAAAGTAGTAATAAGACAAGACGGAATTACCGACAAACAAATCAATATTCCTGTTGAATTGCAATGGGATTATTTAGGTTTAGATATGGCAATTGAAGAGTATGAACAAACTGTTATTACTGAAGTAATAGGTATTGGTAGAGATTTTGAAGTTTCAAGATTTGAACATTTGCCTGCAACTGCAACAACAAATAATACTGAAATTAATTATGAGTTTTATTTTTATTCTGGAGGTTCATTAAATGATATTAATAATTGGAGAATCAATTATTTAGGAGAAGGGTTTACACCTCAAGAAGTTTACTATTACGAAAACAATTTTAGTAATTCATTTTTTAAATTGGACTTTTATGACACTCCTGATGAAAAAGCCCAAACAAATTATTTGACAATAATTTTACCAACCCAACAAGGTTTAACAATGGAAACTCAAATGCAAAGAACATTGGTTAACATTAAGAAACCAAAGTTTGTATTAGATTATGTTGGAGATAAAGAAGGGTTTTTTATTTATTGGTTAAAGAAAAGAAACTTTTTGGATGTTAGTACATTTTATATGAGTGCCAAGTTTTACAATGCTAAGACAGGTCAATTTACTAAAATGATGACAGGTAAAGGGACTAATCCTTTGGACCAAACAAATGGGCCACAAGCTTATTTATCGGGTAATAAATACGCCTTCGATAGTACTCAGTATTTCTACTATACGGTTAAGTTGGACTATACAACTCAAACATATCAAGTCTTTAATACTCAAGGTCAAAGGGTGGGAACAAATATACCCATAAAATGGTTCGAATATGTTAATCCGCCACAATAATGCAAGACTTATATAAAATAACTGTATCGCCAGAAAATATTAAAGGAGACTTATTCGTTGTTAACTATAGTGGAACTCCTGTAGGAGTTTATTCTGCAATGACCGCGGTTGTTAGTTCTGGTCCTGATGGTACTTCATTATTAACTAACCTAACGGTACCTATTCTATTAAGACAAACAGCGGTAGACGCTGGTTACTATAGCCCATTTGATGGAGCGGTATTACAAAAAGATGTGGTTGCAAATTTTATATTTTCATCAACAACTACAAACCCATATGTTTATAATGTTTATAATACATCAAGCCAATTTCAAAAGTTTTTAGATTTATCTGCATACAAAGTTGATTGGGGAGATGGTACACCAAAAGAAATTATAACAGGGTATACACCAACATCAATAACACATACTTACGCTTCGGCAAATAGTGAATACACTATTACTATGGAACAAACTAATCCATGGGGTGTAACAAGAGTATCAAAAACAATTAAGACTCCATTCACAAATCCAACAATTTATAACCCACAAGGAACCGCGTATTTTACTCCTTCGTCTGGAAATTGGATTGGAACACCTGTGTCATATGATTACATATTTTCAGGAGATGCTGTCAATGTCGTATCCGCACAAACGTCTAACAATTATGTGACAATACCATTTACGGTATCTGGATTAACAAAATCAAGAGTTAACGAACTAGCTCAATATGGTTCACCAAAATTCCAAGTTGGAGTTCCTGTCATTGCTAACGGACAAATATGGGGAGCGATATCAGATATTAATTCAGTATATACTGCTTACACTATAACAAACGTAAACTATTATGACTATAGTGACGGGACAACTATTTTTTTCCAACAATCATCAGGATTAACTAGTAACAATTTAACTTCTGTTCCTATAACTAAAGATGAGGTTTTATTAAAAGTTATTGACCAAGCTCAAGTACAAACGGACGTATTTGTGGAGAGAGGAAAGAATAGTGCATATGAAAGAGTACAAAGATTAGGGGAGGTTGATAATTTAGGAGACATGATTAATTATGGTTATGGATTTTTTAATGTCGATAATAAGAAAAGAACCTAATGAAAAAAAGAACTAAACTATTTATAAATTAAATAAGAGAACATGGCAATAGGCTCATACGGTACAATAAGACCATCAGATGTTTCACCACAGGATGTTGAGATAATCATGAACTACACTCCAACAAGGGATGTGACAGACCAATTTGTGCTTACAAAATTGGATGCACCTACCATACTTAAACCTTACTTTGCTAATAGTGAAACAGGAGGAAACGCGGGTGTTGAAGTTTTAGGTGGGTTATATAATTTAACATTACCTGCAAATCAATTTAACGCATTAGGTATCTACACATTATATTTAAGACCAGCTCAAATAAGAACCGTTATTACTGATTGTGGTGTTTTAAGCGCATTACCAAATGTTAAAGGTCTTGTTATCGATATTAGTAACGTACCTACTCAATACCAAAATAAATTTGTTCCTCAAGGACTTGTAGGATTTAGAATTGAATACTTAAATAATGACGGCTCAAAAATACCTAACTTCTTTAGAGTAGTTACTTCAAGTTTTTATTGCGAACCAGTTGTAAGTAATGAAGTTAATACTTCTCAAAAATCTATTAGATATAGATATGTCGATGGAGATTCGAATCTTATTTTCCTAACACTATCACCTTCATCATCACCAACTAACAAACCAAATGCAACTCCATATATTGGACAGCCTGACCAAGATATTATTATCACTAACACTTTCTTTAATCCTATTAGTTTGGAGGTAGAAATGGTTGAATACGATATCTCATCTCTTGCTATTGCTCTTTACGGTAATCAGACCAAGTCTATTGATGATGGTATTTACACAATCTATGACTCTCAAAATAACATATACAGACAATACAACTTATATGAAATTAGAGACCAATTTAACGCGTTGTTATATGAGGTTAGACAAAATAGAAACGATAATATTGATTTCAGTAAAAACTTTACAAACATAACTAGCTAATGGCGATAACGCAAAAGACTACGAAATACTTTTACCCTCCAAGACCTGGTAGTGGAGCTGCAACCTTTTCTGACAACATTGTAGGATTACAAACAGTTGAGGGTGGCGGACTTACGCAAGGTAATTTTGAGTTTACAACTTCAGTAGTTGAAAAGGTTAATAGAACCTTTAACGTTGGAGCGTTCTCTGAACCTATTAGTTTAGATTCGTTAGATATTGAAGATTTAACCGAAAGTCGTAGAATAATGGCAACTCAATTTAGAGTTTATCCAAACTATGACGTATCTCAGGTTCTTAACTTTTCAATGTATGGTTCTTTAAGTAAAAGATTCCAAGTTTCGGTTACACATATTCTTCATCAGTTTCCAGCTTCTTTGGATATTATGTATACCAACCTTGATTTTACAACAGGACCTACAGCAACTAATATTCAATATAATGAAACAGAAGATGAAACATATTTTCAAGTTGACGTTAGTAGAATTAACAACCCTTTTGGTATCGATTACTCAATAAGTGCATCAACTAATTTATTAGCTAGTGAGATTACACAGTCACCATACAGAAATTTATATAACACTTATTTAGATTATTGTGTGAGTATTAACGATAACATATATAATATTGTATCATTTACACCATCAGAGACGTTAAATTCGGGATATATTCAATTTTATGTATCAGGAGCACCATTTGGTACTACAGCCTCTACAATCAACGAACAATACCAAATAAGACCAAATGATTTTATTACAGATAAAATATTCGCTGAGAATTTTGATGAGGTTGAAAAGTTTTTATTAAATCGTTTAATAAGACCACCATATACTGCAATATTTCAAGTACCTCAACAAAATGAAGATGGGCAATTTTATACTGACTATCAACAAGTTACTTGGCCGTTGGATGGCACTTGGAATTTAGATATTAGGTCCTTTTTGTTTGATGACTATTTAAGTAAATTAGAGGAAATTGGTAAGAATTTAGATTCGTTTAAAACAAATTTAATATCAAGATTTTTAACTTCTGATTCATTAAAAGAATTTGATACAAGAGGACAAAAGGTTGAAAAAATATTTCAAATATACGGTAGAAGTTTTGACCAAGTAAAACAATTCATTGATGCGTTAGCATATATGAATTCGGTTAATTATAATCCTGAAAATGATATTCCATCTGAGTTGTTAGTTAACCTTGCAAGAACGTTAGGATATTCTTCAAATTTTTCACCAATAACAAATGAAGACTTTTTAAGTTCTGTTTTTGGAAATACAAACACACCAACTTATCCTGGTTATGCAAGAGCCCTAACGCCTACAGAATTAAATTATGCGTTTTATAGAAATTTAATTTTAAATGCAGCATACCTTTTCAAATCTAAAGGAACAAGAAGGTCTGTTGAATTTATGATGAGATTAATTGGAGCTCCCGAATCATTAATTGAATTCAATGAGCACATTTATCTTGCTGACCAAAGAATTAATTTAGACCAATTCTATACACAATGGGCTTCAATATCGGGAGGTACTTACGTACAAGACACTCCATCTTATTTGCCAGGACAAACATATAAAATTAAAGGAAATGTATATAGCGCTTTTACATCCGTGGCAACTTACAGTAATGTTAACATTAGATTAGAAGATTATCCAATAGATGATTTAGGTTATCCTCAAGCACCTCTTAATACTGAGGATTATTTCTTCCAATTAGGAGCGGGATGGTACGAAGTAACACCACAACACAGAAGTCCTGACCAAGTACGAATTACAGGAAGCGTATACACAGGACAAAACTATGATATTCAAACTCAATTAACTCCGTTTTCTTATGGTCAACCATATTTGAATAGATTTAGAGATTTTCCTTATATGACGGAAGGATTTAAATTAACTCAAGTTGTTGATAATAATAAATCGTGGTTAGAAGAAGATAATAAAATTAGAGTTTCAACAAACGCCGACTATAATGCTTATTATTATGTTGATAATGAAAAGTTAGTCCTAAATGTTAAGAATGTTGATTTATTCTTAAACCCTGGACAAGGTCTTGTTTATGATGTTTGGGACCAATCAAGAAGATATGATTATCCAATTCCTGAATCAGGATTAACTGTTGGTTATCCTGTACCTGGTGGAGTAGATTGGACATATGTTGACCCTAAGCCAAAGAAAAAAACATTCTTCGAATTCTCTCAAACATTTTGGCAGAACATGATTAATGTTAGAAACAGACAATACATTACAGATGGTAAAACAGGAGGATATCCAACATTACAATCCATTTGGTGGAAATATATTGAATCTGAAGCAACTGTTGGATTACCAAACAACAAGTATACGTATCAAAAACTAATTGATTACGTAAATGGTATTGGGCCTTATTGGATGAAATTGGCAGAACAAATGATTCCTGCCACAACTATTTGGAATACAGGTGTTAGAATGGAAAACTCAGTTTTACACAAACAAAAATTTGTTTATAGAAGACAAAGAGGATGCCAATTTATACCAGTACCTGTCGACCCTTGTTTTATTATTTCAAATATATTTGATTATACATGTGCGACGGAGTATACAGATTTTAATATATATCCTTGGTTAAATGGTGATACTAATGTGAGTAATTTTAGTAGTATTTTATCTAACAGATTAAATAATATGTTATCATCAAGTGGGGTAACGTTAAATGAATGTGTACAAAATTCAGTACAATCTAATTGGTATGTTAACTTAACAATTGGAGGTGACAGTATTATACAAGAACCATTTTATACTGGTTACGGATTAACAGATGTACCATCAAACAGAGATTGGAGAAATGCTTTAATTCAATATCTACCTGAATTATATAAATATGGATACACTTATTACTTAAATGGTAATATTTTAACAGTAACGAGTCTTACTTGTACTGAAAGAAATGTTGGAGAAATATTGTCTTTAAATTCAGGAATAAACATTAATATAAATTGTAATACCATTTAATGGCGGCTTTTAATTATATATTACAGATTACGGGTGATTGTCAATCAAATAATGGTGGAGCTATTACTATAGTACCAACAGGAGGTACCGCACCATATACCGTTCAATGGACAAGTCCTGATTTAGGTCAAGATACCGCAGTACTTTATTCATCTAGATATGGATTGTCGGCAGATACGTATGTAATCAGAGTTAATGATTCTACAATACCAACTAACCAAGAGTTTTATATAAACATACCTGTGTCAAGCGGAGTTTGTGCTTCAATTTTAGGGGTGCAGGATACAACATGTAATTTAGCCAATGGTTCTGTAACAGGAACTTCAACATCTCAATATTCGTCAACAAATTTTTATTTGTATGATATGAGTAACACCTTGATTCAATCAGCAGTGACCAATACTGAGCAAGTTGTTTTTGGAGGAATTGATTATGGTTCTTATTATATGGTGGCCCAAGATTTAGGAGGATGTACGGGAGAGACACAAAGTTTTATTATTGACACGTCAACAGAGTTTAGTTTTGGTTTATATGTTGTACCAAATTCAAGTTGTGGAGGAACTCCAATAGGTAAAATAATTGTAACAGGACAAACAGGACAAGCTCCATTCTCATATCTTTGGAGTAACGGTCAAACAGGAAGTACCATTACGGGATTAACCTCAGGTAGTTATTCGGTTTCTGTAACAGATGCATATGGATGTACAAAATCTGCGGAAGGGTCGGTAACAAATGTTAATCAAATTGGATTAGGTATTATAACTTCAACATCACCAAGTTGTTTTCAAAATAATGGTGTTATTAATTTAACTATCACGGGAGGAACTGCGCCCTATTATTATTCGGCATCAACTGGTAACGTATTAATATCATATTCAAAAACTTATAGTTTATCAGGATTGACTGCGGGTGATTATAACTTCCAAGTTACAGATGCTGCGTATTGTCAATTATTTGCTGGAACTACATTACAAACTCCTGGAGGAATAACTTCAGTATTGGTTACTAATCAAAATTCAACTTGTTCAAGTACAAATGGATTAATTCAAATATCGGTAGTTGGTGGAGCAACTCCTTATACTTATACATTAATTTCACCAGATGGTACACAACTTAATATAAACACTTCTCAAACAACTTATGTTTTTGATGGATTATCTACAGGGACGTATACTGTCGCAGTTTCAGATTCGACAGGGTGTTCTTACATGCAAGAAGTTACCATTATAACAGAAAACAAATTTACAATTTCAACAAATGTTACTGAAACAAGTTGTAATCAAAATAATGGGACAATAACCATATATTCAACAACAGGAGGTACAATGCCTTTGGATTATTCTGTAGATGGGTTATATAACGTACTTGATACTAACTTAAGCGCGGTAACGTTTAATAATTTATCGGCAGGAGCCCATAATGTTAGTGTTACTGATTCTGATGGGTGTGTTCAAAATCAAACTGTTTTTATTCCGTTCAGCCAACGTTTAGATTTTTCATTATATAGTACTTCTTGTGGTAGTGGTAGTAATGGACAGATAACAGCATTTATATCGTCAGGTGAACCACCATTTAATTTTAATTGGTCGGACAATATTCCTAATGAGCCACAACAAATTCAAGTTACAGGATTAACCGCAGGAACATATAGTTTAACCGTAGTTGATGATAATGGATGTTCTTTAACAAGAACGACAAGTATTAATTGTTATAAAAATTATGCTTCATATCAATCATATGTTATGGGTGCAGAAGTATTCAACGTTTCTTCACCAACTAAGTTTGGTATGTTACAAATGTTGAACGAAGGATTTTATGATTTAACTACAGGTAATACAAGTTGTAATTTAGTTGATGCAACATATACTGCCAAAGTATCGGTAAATCCTGCAGGAATAGTAGTTAGCCAACCATTCTTTACTTCAACATCTTTAGTTCAAGCTCCAAGTGATAATTTATGGTATAATACTATAAAATCTTTATTGTTGAGTATTCCTGGTATAGGTAATGTGACTATCAACCAATTAAATAATCAAATCACTATTGAAACAAGCAAAAACAATACATCCTTACAAGGACAAGAAATTGTAATTGACTTAATAATAGTTTATGACATAATGTGCTTATCATGACACAAGTTAGAATAACAGACATATCAGGGAGTACGGCGTATCCGTTTAGTGTTTATATATCGGACGTTTATGGTAATTATCAAACTTTGATTGGTACCATAAGTTCTGCGGTTCCACCTACAGTTTATTATAATACTGTTATACCTTCAATTTTTCAGACTGCACCTCAAATAATGTTGACATTGGTCGACTCTAATAATTGTTCAATATTCAAAATATTGAATTGTACTTTTGGTTGTACATTCCAAATTACAATTGAGATGGCAAATTGTAATGTTGATATTAATATTCAAAATTCATCTTGTACTTTTGGAGTTTCTTTAGCCGACCCAAGTTGTTTTATTAATGATTTAAATTTATCAGACCCAAGCTGTTAATAAATAATTTTAAAAAAAGATATTCATTTTATTATTTTTAAGATTATTAGTAAGGAAATAGAATACTTGCGGTATTTATTAAATAAAATCCGCGGATGGCACTTTATAATATTTTAGTCGTAAATAACGCACCTGGTTGTAATGACACTACAGTAACTGAACAAGTTAGTGTAAGTGCATGTACAACATACATAGTAAGATTAGCTTCCAACTCAAATGCGTTAGGCCCATTTAGCATTTATGTTAATACATCGTTCTTCGGTTCAGGGTATACAAGAACAGATATGTTCAACGGAGTAGTAGTTTCTTTAGATTGTACAACACCTACTCCAACACCAACTCCATCGATAACTCCAGGGGCAACATTAACTCCAACTCCATCAGAAACTGCGACTAATACACCGACTCCAACAGAGACTGCAACTAATACGCCAACACCAACAAATACACCAAGTCCAACTCCTACAATAGGAGCTAGTCCTACGCCAACTGAAACTGCAACGCAGACACCTACAGTAACTCCGACAAATACTCCAACCGTAACACCAACTAACACTACAACCGTAACACCAACTAACACAGAAACTCCTACAAGTACTCCAAGCGAAACTCCTACAAATACACCAACGGTAACGCCAACAGAAACTCCAACAAATACACCAACTAATACTGCAACTGTAACTCCAACTAATACTGAAACTCCAACTAATACTCCAACAGAAACTCCTACAACTACACCAACTAATACTCCAACCGTAACACCAACAAATACTGAAACTCCAACACAGACTCCAAGTGAGACTCCTACAAATACGCCAACTAATACAACAACTCAAACACCAACCAACACCGCAACTAACACAGAAACTCCTACAAGTACTCCAAGCGAAACTCCTACTAATACACCAACGAATACTCCAAGTGTTACTCAAACATCAACGAATACTCAAACACCAACTCCGACTGTAACCGCAACTAACACTGCTACCGTAACTGCAACATCAACACCTACACCAACAGAAACCGCAACCGCAACTCCAACAGCTTCGATAACTGCAACACCGACTGAGACAGCAACTGCAACACCAACTGCTACAACTACTGCGACAGTTACACCAACAATGACACAAACTCCAACAGTAACGCAAACACCAACAAATACTGCAACTCCAACTAATAGTATGACTCCAACAATGACCCAAACACCGTCACCAACAGGAGCTCCATTCTTGGCATATTTAACAATTGAACCTCAAGCTCAGAATGTTAACTTCAACGGATGGATGGTATCTCAAGGTTCAACGTTCCGTGGATTCTTCAATAATGGAGCAACTACTGCAAACGCTGTAACATTTAATCAACAGATGAATGCTTACTTGAACTACTCAGGATGGGGAGGAAACTCACCTGCAATTATTACAGGTACAATTTCTCCGACATCAGGAGGAAACGATTTTTACGGAAATCCAATCAATGCGTACTTGTTCCAAACTACGCAAGTATCAGGAGGTACAACACCAAGTAATGCTTGGTATACATGGTATGTTTCAACAGGAGCGACAAACGGTCAGATTATGACTCAAATTGGAACAAATACCGCAAATAATCCAAACGCATTAACCGCTAGAAATTTAAATTCAGCATATTACAATCTAACAATCAATTATACGGGAGGAACAATCCCTCCAGGAACATATCGTGTTTACACGACATATTCTGGTACAGATTTTAGAATAAATGCCTCAGTAAATAATGTTTACTTTAAAGGGAACACCTTAATATAAAAATAATAAAAAGACTATGAGCTTTAACTATCAAAATCCAATAGCAGGAACTATCAACGAAGGACCAATCGGCGTTTCTCTTGATAACAGTAATGGTACAAACTTCAGTGTATACTCTATAGGTGGGTATATGGAAGTTTACTCGCACCAAAATTTAAACTATACAATACCTGAGGGAAGCTCGGGTCAAATTTTGTATAGTGGGAATACTATACCTATCGCATTCAATTATAATGCACCAAATGAATTTCCAAATGTTTTAACACTTAATAGTGATGAAATATCTTCAGGTAGAAGACGTTTAGGTATGATGGTATATGTTATATCTGCGGATACCACATATCAATATATTATTGATGGTTATGCTGCATTATGGGATGCTGCACAAATTTCAGGAGCTCTTGGATTTGATGGATTTGGATGGACATGTGAAGACAGTACTGTAGCGGGAGCCGCGTTTTTAAATGCGTGGACAGGTTCGACTATTGAAGGTGTTAGTGGTGTTACAAGAGAAAATGCGAGATGGAAAGTTGCGAATATGAACGATACTGTTATTACAGGAGGTACATATTTTTCAGCAACAACTACATTACAATTATACGACAATTATGGAGCCACTGTAACTGTTACAGGATTTACAGGAACAGTAACGGGAGGAACATATAACAGTGGTACCTCAACGTTATCTCTTAATAATAGTGACGGTAGTGTAGTATCAATTACAGGTATAACTTCAGGGTCTGGCTCAGCCTTATCCGTTGGAGACGGAACAACAACAGTTACTTCCGTTTCAGGAATTACATTCAGTGGAGCATCGGTAGTAAATAATGGTAGTGGAAACATTACCGTAGTAATAACAGGAGGAACTAGTGGAACATCAGGTTCATCAGGAACAAGTGGAATAGATGGTAGCTCAGGAACTTCTGGTTCAAACGGAACAGACGGTTCAAGTGGAACTTCAGGTTCTAATGGTACAGATGGTTCTTCAGGAACTAGTGGTAGTAACGGAACAGACGGTTCTTCAGGAACTTCAGGTTCAAATGGTACAGATGGTAGTTCAGGGACTAGTGGAATAGATGGTTCAAGTGGAACTTCAGGTTCTAACGGAACAGATGGTTCTTCAGGAACTAGTGGTAGTAACGGAACAGATGGTAGTTCAGGAACTAGTGGAATAGATGGTTCAAGTGGAACTTCAGGTTCTAATGGTACAGACGGTTCTTCAGGAACTAGCGGTAGCAACGGAACAGATGGTAGCTCAGGAACTAGTGGTAGTAATGGAACAGATGGTTCTTCAGGAACTAGCGGTAGTAATGGAACAGATGGTTCTTCAGGAACTAGCGGTATAGATGGTAGTTCGGGTACCTCAGGAACAGATGGTTCATCAGGAACAAGTGGAATAGATGGTAGCTCAGGAACTTCTGGCTCAAACGGAACAGACGGTAGTTCAGGAACTAGTGGAATAGATGGTTCTTCAGGAACTAGCGGTAGCAATGGAACAGATGGTTCTTCAGGAACTAGCGGTATAGACGGCTCAAGTGGAACTTCAGGGTCTAATGGAACGGATGGTTCTTCAGGAACCTCAGGTATAGATGGTAGCTCAGGAACTAGCGGTAGCAATGGAACAGATGGTTCTTCAGGAACTAGTGGAATAGATGGTAGCTCAGGAACTAGCGGTAGCAATGGAACAGATGGTTCTTCAGGAACAAGTGGAATAGATGGTAGTTCAGGAACTTCAGGTTCTAATGGAACAGACGGCTCTTCAGGAACAAGTGGAATAGACGGTAGCTCAGGAACTTCTGGTTCAAATGGAACAGACGGTTCAAGTGGAACTTCAGGTATAGATGGTTCTTCGGGAACTAGCGGTATAGATGGTTCTTCGGGAACTTCAGGTTCTAATGGAACTGATGGTTCTTCAGGAACTAGTGGAATAGATGGTAGCTCAGGAACTTCGGGTTCTAATGGAACAGATGGCTCTTCAGGAACTAGTGGAATAGATGGTTCTTCGGGAACTAGTGGTAGCAACGGTACAGACGGTTCAAGCGGAACTTCAGGTTCTAATGGAACTGATGGCTCTTCAGGAACTAGCGGAATAGATGGTTCTTCAGGAACTAGTGGAATAGATGGTAGCTCAGGAACTTCGGGTTCTAATGGAACAGATGGCTCTTCAGGAACTAGTGGAATAGACGGTTCTTCAGGAACTTCTGGCTCAAACGGAACGGATGGTAGCTCAGGAACTTCTGGCTCAAACGGAACGGATGGTAGCTCAGGAACTTCGGGTTCTAATGGAACAGATGGCTCTTCAGGAACTAGTGGAATAGACGGTTCTTCAGGAACTTCTGGCTCAAACGGAACGGATGGTAGCTCAGGAACTAGTGGAATAGACGGTTCATCAGGAACTTCAGGTTCAAACGGAACAGATGGTTCTTCAGGAACTTCTGGCTCAAACGGAACGGATGGTAGCTCAGGAACTAGTGGAATAGATGGTAGCTCAGGAACTAGCGGTAGCAACGGAACAGATGGTTCTTCAGGAACTAGTGGAATAGATGGTAGCTCAGGAACTAGCGGTAGCAACGGAACAGATGGTTCTTCAGGAACTTCTGGCTCAAACGGAACGGATGGTAGCTCAGGAACTAGCGGTAGCAACGGAACAGATGGTTCTTCAGGAACTTCTGGCTCAAACGGAACGGATGGTAGCTCAGGAACTAGTGGTATAGACGGTTCTTCAGGAACTTCAGGTTCTAATGGTACAGATGGTAGCTCAGGAACTAGCGGTATAGATGGTTCTTCAGGAACTTCAGGTATTAGTGGTGTTAATGGTACTTCAGGAACTTCTGGCTCAAATGGAACAGACGGTTCAAGTGGAACTTCTGGTTCAAACGGAACAGATGGCTCTTCAGGAACATCAGGAAGTAATGGAACGGATGGTAGCTCAGGAACTAGTGGAATAGATGGCTCTTCAGGAACATCAGGAAGTAATGGAACAGACGGTTCTTCAGGAACTTCAGGTTCTAATGGAACAGACGGTTCATCAGGAACTTCAGGAAGTAATGGTACAGACGGTTCATCAGGAACTTCAGGTTCAAACGGAACAGATGGTTCTTCAGGAACTAGTGGCTCTAACGGTACAGATGGCTCTTCAGGAACATCTGGCTCAAACGGAACGGATGGCAGCTCAGGAACTAGTGGAATAGACGGTTCTTCAGGAACTAGTGGTAGCAATGGTACAGACGGTTCTTCAGGAACTAGTGGTAGCAATGGTACAGACGGTTCTTCAGGAACTAGTGGTATAGATGGTAGCTCAGGAACTTCTGGTTCAAATGGAACAGATGGTTCTTCAGGAACAAGTGGTAGTAATGGAACAGACGGTTCTTCAGGAACTAGTGGTAGCAACGGAACAGATGGTTCTTCAGGAACTTCAGGTTCTAATGGTACAGATGGTTCAAGCGGAACTTCAGGAATAGATGGCAGCTCAGGCACTTCAGGTTCTTCAGGTTCTAACGGAACTGACGGTAGCTCAGGAACTTCAGGAATAGATGGTAGCTCAGGCACTTCAGGTTCTAATGGAACAGATGGTTCTTCAGGAACTAGCGGTAGTAATGGAACTGACGGTAGCTCAGGAACTTCTGGTTCAAACGGTACTGATGGTTCTTCAGGAACTAGCGGTAGTAATGGAACAGACGGTAGCTCAGGAACTTCTGGTTCAAACGGTACTGATGGTTCTTCAGGAACTTCAGGAAGTAATGGTACAGATGGTTCTTCAGGAACTAGTGGTAGCAACGGAACAGATGGTTCTTCAGGAACTAGTGGTTCAAACGGTACTGATGGTTCTTCAGGAACTTCAGGAATAGATGGTAGCTCAGGTACTTCAGGTTCAAATGGAACAGACGGTAGCTCAGGAACTTCAGGAGTATCTGGTGAATCAGGTACTTCAGGAACATCAGGAACTGCGGGTTCTTCAGGAACTAGTGGTATAGATGGTTCAAGCGGAACTTCAGGTAGTAACGGAACAGATGGTTCTTCAGGAACTAGCGGTTCAAATGGAACAGATGGTTCAAGCGGAACTTCAGGTAGCTCAGGTTCTAACGGAACAGATGGTTCTTCAGGAACTAGCGGTTCAAATGGAACTGATGGTAGCTCAGGAACAAGTGGTAGCTCAGGAACTTCAGGTTCTTCAGGTTCTTCAGGAACAAGTGGGTCAGCTTTAATTAATAATAATGTTGATAACTATGTTCTTACCGCTACAGGAACTGCGGGAACAATTCAAGGAGAAGAAAATATGAGATTTGATGGTACTAATTTCTATCTAAGTTCATATTCAGGTGGTTCAGTATCCACTACCTCAACGTTGATAACAATTGTAGCGGCATCAGGAGTATCTGCGGTATTTGATTATTATGTATCTGATGGAACAAATAAAAGAGCAGGAACTGTCATATCAGTTTGGGATAACATAACATCAATGTTCACAGATTACTCAACACCTGATATTGGAGGAGCGACAACAGGTATCTCATTCCAAACAACAGTAAGTGGTAGTAATATATTATTCCAAGCGGTTGTAACATCAGGAAATTGGACAGTAAAAGTAGGAAGTAGAATAATGTTCTAACCTTAGAAATATAAGATTTAAAACCACATCCTAATAAGATGTGGTTTTTTTTTAATTAGATACGATAATAACAATTATTTCAATATTTATAGATTAATAAACATAAAAGAATTTTTCTTTTGGAAAGTGAAAAAAGAAAACTATGGCAAATGAATTTGTAGCCCGTAAAGGGCTGATTGTATATGGAGTTAACTCTGGTAGTACATCAGACCAAGTTGTTGTTTTAAATACAACAACCAATAAATTAGAAACAAGAACTGACGCAGGTACGTCAGGAACTTCTGGTACAGATGGTTCTTCAGGAACTAGTGGAAGTAATGGTACGGACGGTAGCTCAGGCACATCAGGTTCAAACGGAACAGATGGCTCAAGTGGCACTTCAGGAAGTAATGGTACAGACGGTAGCTCAGGAACAAGTGGTAGTAATGGTACGGACGGTAGCTCAGGCACATCAGGTTCAAACGGAACAGACGGCTCTTCAGGAACTAGTGGTAGTAATGGTACGGACGGTTCATCAGGAACTAGCGGTAGCAACGGTA